TCTCCTCCTTGGAGAGGCCGAAGCCGACGCTCTTGCGCGGCGGCGGCGTCGCCGGCCGTTCCGGTATGCGGCCGGCGCGGCGGTCAGCCTTGAGCACCTCGTCGATCCGCCACCAGACCATGCGGCGCGCCACCGCGTCCGCGTCCACCTCGACGCCGAAGTGCCGCGTCATCGCCGCGGCGATCTCGGCTGCCGACAATCCCTCGCCGGCGAGCTTCTCCTCGAAGTCGCGGAAGGCTTGCGCCAAGCGGTCGGCCTCGATCTCGACCTCAGACCGCGCCCTGCGCCGCACCACCGGCCGCTGTTCGGCCCGCTCACGGGCCTGCTCGAGCGCGTGCGTGCGGCGGGTGAGCTCCTCCCACAGCGCCTCTTCCCAGTCCTCGGCGAGCTGCGGCCCCTTGACGTCCTTGCGGATGATCTGCTCGGCCCGCGGCACGTCCTCGGTCATCTCCGGGCTTGCCGCCAGCCGCTCCTCGCGCCGCATCCGCGAGCGGCGCTCGACGTTGCGCGCCTCCACTTCGCCGGCGAGCTTGAGGTAGAGGATCTTTCCACGCGTCCGCTCGAGCTGGTCTCGCTCGTGAAGCAGGGTGCCGAGCTGCTCGAGGAGCGAGGCCCGCCAGTGGACCGCGCTCGCCGGGTCGAACGGCGCGATGGTCGCCTCGAGGGCCTCGAGCTGCTCGGTAATCGCCGCGGCTTCCCGGTCGAGGTCTTCAATCGCCTTGCGCACCCAAAGCGCCATGTACCCAGGCGAGCCGCCGCGGGCGAAATTCTCGCGTCTCTGGATGAGATGCTGCAGCTCGTGCAGCAGGGTGAGCCGCGCCTGCTTGGCGCTCGGCGCCCGCACGTGGATCTCGCGCGGGCCCTCCAACGTCACGCCGCGCCGGCCGAGGCGGCGGTCGTGCATCAGGGTCACACGCACACGCCGGAGCTCCGGGTAGGCTTCCCACAAAAGCGGATGGTCGAGGATCTCGTCGGCGCGCCCCTCGATGACCTTAGTGGCGAACTGCCCCTTGGCGACCTTCTCGGCGCGCATCTTGAGGCGCGCATCGCGGTCGGGGATCTCGAAGCGCCAGAGGCCATCGGCGCCGCGGAACCAGCCCGTCGCCTGCCAAATCTCGAAAGCGGTGCGGCCAGCGTTCTCCATGACCTGCGCCGCCTCGAGCCGCGCCAGGTCGGCGTTCCGCGCCAACGGGCCGGCCATGGCGAAGCGATCGAGCGGACTGCCGTGGAAGTTATGAAAGGCAAAGGCCGGAGCGGTCTCGCTTGCGGCGATCCGCCGCCCGATGAATTCACCGCCGTCCGCACTAAATAGCTCCTCCAGCAGCGGCTGGATCGGCGCCACGAGCCGAGGCGAGATGGCCCCATGGTGGATCAGCTCCACCATGTGCATGATGGCCTCCTCGGCCATCAGGTCATCGCGGTTCGGGCGTGTGCTATACTGCTCGGCGTAGATCTCGCGCAGCGTGCGGCGATAGCCGTCCACCACGAGATCGTCTCGGCCGATCAGAGACGCGAAATCGTTCCACTCGAGGTCGAGGATACGGAGGGCCTCAGCATGGCGAGAAAGAGCACTGCGCAGCGTCGCGTCGATCCGAATATGCCCGAGCTCGTGAAGAAGCCGGCCGACAAGCTCGGCGGCACCGATGTCGAGGACCTCGGGGATTTCGTCGAGGACGGCCCTGTCCAGGTCATCCCTGAGCGGCCGCCGGCGCGGCCAGCCAAGCTGAAAAATTAGGATCGCCCGGCCGGCGTTGAACACCGCGGCGCGCTTGCCGCGGAACTGCGCCCAATTGGCATTGAGGCTGAAGCGCTTGCCGTCCAGATCGGCGAAGATGAAACGGCTGCGCCCGCCCGGCAACGGCTCTGCCGCCTGCAGCACGCCGACGCGCCAGCCTTCGGGCACCTGGTCGCGGACGGCACCGAGTGCCGCCCGTGTGGCTTCGACCACCTCGGCGGCCACTTGAGCCGGCCGCCCCTGCGCAAGCGCCAGATCCCATTCGCCGCGGGTCTCAATGTCCCCGACGGCGAATGGCGGGTCGTCTAGTGAAGCTTGGTCTTCCGGGCGGCCAGCACGCGCTTGATCACCGCCCAGCCCTTCTCGGCCTTCTGCCGCGGCGTCTCGGAGCCGCTGCCGGAGGTCTTCTTCGGTCTTTGCGTCGTCGAGCCCGAGCCTGCCAAGGTCCGCCTCCATCTGCTCAGCGATCAGGAAGTCGTCGAGGAGCTCCCGATCGGCCTGGCGCACGACCATTGTACCACGAAGATCCTCATCAATGGCCGATAACAGATCGTTGATCGTGGGCCGCTCGACGCCGGGAAGGAAGCCGTGCTCGTGAGCGAGGCGCGCCGCATCGTCGAGCTCCATCCCCCGCCGGTTGTTGATGAGGCCTGGCCGGTCCTTCGCGCGGCCGAGGATGTGGCGCACGTCGCCGCCTTCGTCCTTGAGGCCTCCGCGGCTCCGCAGGAAGTCGACCAGCCGCTCCGGTCGCTTGCGGCGCCGCATCTCCTGCACGAAACGCCAGGTGTCGATGACGCTTTCGCGCTCCTCATCGGTGAGCTCCGCGAGCGGATCGGCAGGGGGCCGCGGCGTCTCGGCCTCGCGCGCCGCGGCAGCCGCCTCGACGATCGCGCGATCGACGGCATCGGCAACAGCCGTGCCGCCGCGGATAAGCCGCACAGCCTCGGCGCGGGCCAGCGGGTTGAGCTCGGGTAGTGGCCGCCCGTTGGCACGCGACCAGGCGGCCCATTTGTCGATGGCCCGCTCGGCCGCCACCTCGAGCGCCCGGTTGATGCGGGCCTCGAGCTCGCGCTCGAGCGCGGCCACCTGGGCCTGCGCCTCCGGTCCGCCGGGTACGTCGATGCCACGGGTGCCCCTCAGCGGCTCCTCGCGCGGCATGAGCCCGGCGAGCCCATCCCGCTCGACGATCTCGCGCACGGCATCGACGAAGTCCTGCGCCGCGGCCTTGACCTTCGTCCCGGCTTCGACGGCGCGCGCCGCCTCGTCAAGAAGATCCGACACGGGCCCGCCGCGCACGGCCAGGTCCTCCATCAGCGCCACCACCGCCTCGCCCGTCAGCGCCCTGTCCGCATTGGTCTCGATGGCGAGGCGGTTGCCGGCTGCTTCGATGCGCCGCGCCTCGCGGCTCAGCACCGCGAAGATGCGGGCATCCTCGCGGAACAGCCGGATCGCGCGGTCGAGCACACGTGCACGCTCGGCCACCAGTGCCCGCCGGTCGGCGCCGAGGATGGTGCGCTGCGCCTCCGCGCGGGCGCCGATCTGCATGAGGTCGGCCACCATGTGCCGCGCCTCGCGCACGTTCTTCGGCTCCGCTTCGATCAGCTGCCGGATGAGCGCCGCATGCTGGGTGCGGTCCCGCACGAGCTCGCCCACCACCGCCGCATGGTTCGGGGCGATCTCGCCATTGATGACGGCGGCGAGCGCCTCGTCGGAGAGCTTTGCCAGCGCCCGCGCCTGGCGCATGGCCTCGGTGCCGAGCGGCACGGAGCTGTCGAGAATGCCCGGCCTCTCGCGAATGACGCGCGCCGCGTCGATCACGGTGCCTGAGCCTTCCTGCAGGTTCTTCTTCGCAGCAAGCGCCCTGACATCCGATGGTGTCCAGCCATCCGCCTCGCGGAACACCACAGCCTGCATCGTGATCGGCTCGTGACCTTCCGCCTCGAGGCGGCGGGCGAGCGAGAGCCTTTGATGCCCGTCGGCGATCACGAGCGTGCCGTCTGCGCGCTCGAACACGATGATGCGGCCGGCCGCCAGCGGATCCCACTGGCGCACGCCGGCGAGCCGGCCGGTCGCGCCTTCGGCATCCCCGCCGGCCTTGAACTGGAAGGTTGCCGCGTCGGTGACGAGCTCACCGGCGCGCACCTCGCGAAACGTCACCGGCTTGCCGTCCATGCGGAAGCGGGCTGGCGGTGCCGGCGCATCGTCCGCGAGCGACCGGGCCGTCGCCTCGGGCACCGGGTCCGGCCGCATCGGCGGCGGCTCGATGGGGTCCTCCGCGGCACGGAGCGCCTGGGCCAGCGCCGCAAGGCCGTCGCCCCGGTCGGTTAGCGGGGGCGTCGGCCGGGCGATCTCGGCCTCGATCTCGGCCGCTTGGGTAGCGCCGCGCACGGCCGGATCATCAGCGGCGCCCGTCTCGCGCGCCAGCCGCTCGAGCGCCTTGAGGTCGCCTTCGGCCGCCTTGCGCACCGTCGAGCTCTTGCCCATGCGCCGCGCTGCGTCGTCCAGCGCCTCGTCGGCCCGGCGCCAGCGGACGACGTTGCCTTCCGCGTCGAGCTCCGGCACCCGGCCGCGAAAGCGCTGCACGCCGCGGAAAGTGCCGCGCACGCCGACGTCGACGCCAAAGCCGAAGGCGGTGGCAACGGCGACATTCCAGGCCGCCTCGCTGAAGCCGTGATCGAGACCCGCCTCGGCCCGCCAGCGCTGCACAAATGGCTGCGCGACAGCCTCGACCCCGGCGTTCGCGACCGCCTGTTTGACGCCCATCCACACGACCTGCGCCGCACCGACGCCGACACGTCCCATCGGCCCGAGGAACAGCGTCGCGACGTTGAACGGGTCCTCGAAGCTCGCGCGGAAGCCGCCGGCGAAAGCAGCCCACCATCTCCAGCCAGCCGGTGCGCGAGCATAGACGTCCTGAAACCGCGCATCGACCTGGCGAGCCTTCTCGCGCGCGTCCTCGCGCGGCGAGCGGTCCGGCTGGATCGTCTCGATATGCTGCGGGAACTGCTCGGCCAGCCGTTTCAGCTCGCTGTCGAAGTGCTCGAACGGATCGACCACGGGGAGCTCGAACTCGCCGGCGGAGGAGCCTACGGCCGAGCGGTAGGGGTTCTCGAGCTCGATCCCAATGGCGCGCTTGATTGCGTCGATGCGGCGGTCGTAGGCCTCCTCGGTGCCGCGCCAGGCCGCGTTGACGTTGTCGACATAGCGGCCGCTCTCGACCGCCGCGTCGAACACGTCGGCGAGCGAGGCGGTCGGCTCCGGGCGCGCCGCCGTGAACACTCCGATGCTGGGCTTCTCGGCAAGCATCAATCCCCCCCGAGGTAGAGATCCGGCCGGCGCCGGCGCAGCGTGTCACGGAGTGCGTTGAGATCGAGCACGAAAGGCTGGCTGCCCTTCATCACGAACTGCGGATCGTCCTCGAGATCACCGAGGGCGAGCCAGTATCGGGCCGGACCGACGGTCACCAGCCGCGCCCGGCGCAGCGTCGCCATGCTGAGCGGCGTGCCATCGCCGGCGGACGGCACGGCGCCGAACGGGTCGATCAGGTCCTCGGGCTTGATGGTGTCGATGAGCTCGCCGAAACGGTCGCGCTTCACGTCCGGCGGCACCACGACGGGCGCGCCCGTGCCGAACCCGAACCAGCTGCGGTCCTGGTAGTAGATGCCGCCGTAGGTCTCGCCGGCCACCTCGTGCTCGCCGAGCGCCTCGCGCAGGCCGCGGCCCCACAGGTCGGCGTCGAAGTCGGTGAGCCCTTGCCGGCGCGCGCGGATCTCATAGGCGGCGTTGGCAATCGCGATCGCCGCCGCCTCGGTGCGCGGCAAGGCGGTGAGCGCTTCGCCAATGGCGTCCGCCCGGGCTTGAGCAATCCGTCGGCCCGTCGGCGTCAGGGCCGTGAAGCCCTCCGTGCGCTTCAGCGCCAGGCCGTCCGCGGCGTCGCGCGCAAGGTCCGTCGGGCCGGCCGAGGCCACCAGGCCGCCCAGCATCGCAACCGCCGGCGCATTCTTGCCTAGCTCGGCCATGATGGCCTCGGCGTGCTCCGGCACCGCGCTCGCCACGGCGCCAGCGAGCATCAGCGTCTGCGCGCCGCCCTCGGCCATCAGATTGCCGAGCAGCCGGGCCTCGTCTGGGCGCAGGTACTGCGCGGCCTCGCCGTAGTGCGCGGCGACCTCCTCGGCCTGCGCCACCCGCGCCTTGAGCGTGGCGGCCGTCGTTTCCTCGCTCGAGAAGTCGAGAGGAGCCACGGTGATGAGGCCGACGCGCTCGGCCCAGCCGAGCGGATCGGCTTTCAGCTCCTTGCGCGCCTCCTCGGCCAGCTTGTCGGCAAGCTCGATCCGCGCCACCAGGTGCTCGCTGGCGCCGCTTTTCGCGGCCTCGGCGCGCATGGCGCGCGCGATCGTGTCAATCTCGTCAGGCCTCCGCTGCCGGAGCTCAGCTTGCAGCTGCCAGAGATCCTCAGCCTGGGCGAGCTCGGCGGCAAGCTCCGGCGCCCTGTCGGCCGCCTCCTCCACGCGCGCCTTGAGGCCGGCGAGCTTGTCCGGCGGCACGGCGTAGCCCTTCTCGAGCACGCGCGCGACGCTCTTGACCTCCTCGCGCAAGGCCCTGGTCGCGACGGAGGCCTCGGCCCGATCCGCCCTGAGCCGTCCCTCGAGCGTGCCACGCAGGGCCCGGAAGCCGCCGAGATCGAACTCCTTGGCGAGCCCGCGGCTCGCCGCGAAGTCCTCATCGAGCTGCGCGATGAAGCGCTCTTTCGCCTTGAGCGAGGGCAGCCGCTCGAAGGCACCGAGCAGCCGCGCCGTCGCGATCTGCTCGCGCGCTGTCGCCATCGCCTTGGCCGCTGCCTCCGGGGAAACGAGACGCTTGCCGGTCACGTCCGTCCGCTCGAGCGCGCGGGCGAGCTGGGCGAGGTCATTGGCCAGCACCGCATCGGCCTCTTCATCGAGGCCGAGGGCGTAAGCCCGTTGGTGGATAGCCTTGATGCCTTCCCCGAGCTCCGTCTCCAGCGCCGCCCGCTGCTCGGCGGCGATGCGGGCGGCCTGCTGCCGCGCGATCTCCCGCATGTAGGCGAGGCGCTTGCCCTGCATCAGGAGCTGTAAGCCTGGCCTCAGCTCCTCGGGCGCATTCGCGAGCCAGGTGCGGGCCTTGCCGTCGAGCACCCGGGCGAGCTCGTCGGGATCACCCTGCAGCTTCTGATACGCGGCGGCAAAATCCGCTTCGATTTCCTGCCTCAGCCGCGTCTCGGCCACCTGCAGGCCGGCGCGATCATAGGCCTCGCCGCGGATCGTAAGCGCCCGCGTCGGCCGGAACTCAGGATCGAGGCCGGCAAGGCGGCCGGCGCGCTCGCCCTCGACCGCCGCCGCATGATCCGCGAGCGCGCCGATCTTGGCACCGAGACCTGCGAGGTCCGAGGCGACGGAATGAAGTGCGCGGTCGGCGCCGGAAGAGGGCAGCGGGCGGATATCCGTCTCGACGCGCGACCGCGCCTCGATCTCATTCGCCACGCGCAACAGGCCTCTCATGCGATTGTCAGCCATTGTGCGCGACCTCGTACCTGATCGCTTTGATCTCGAGCGGCGCCGGAACGCTCTGCCGGAAGCGGATGCGCGGATGCCGCGACCAGCCGCGCAGGTTCTGCAGCTTCACGTCGCCCGTCACGAGCCGCTGCATCAGCGGCAGATCGGGGCTGTAGCCGTTCTCGTTTTCGGCGAGCTGGTCCGCGTCGAGCACGCCGCCGTCCATGAAGGTCAGCGGCACCTCGCGGAAAGCGCCGCCGTTGACGGAGATCTCGAGGTGCCCCGTATCAGCGAGGCTCAGCTCCAGCTCGTAGATGCGCGCCGGCGGCCGGAAGGGGCGGCTGTTCGTGAGCTTCTCGCGCAGCTTCTGCAGGGCGCCCTCGACACGCGGGCCGAGCCCGACCGTCACGTTCAAGCTCGCCTGCTCGATGGTGATGCTGCCGTTTTCGACCGTGTACGGACCGAGCAGCTCGTCGTCCGCATAGGCCCACACGGCCTTGCCTTCGAGATGGTCGAGGTTCGGGATGACGGTTTGAGGGCTGCTGAAGCTGTAGTGGGTCGCCGCGTCGAGGAGACCTTCCTCGTCGCGCGTCTCGAGGTAGAGATCGGCGCCGTCGGCGCTTTCGCGCTCGACGGCCGCAACCACGCGGAAGTCCGGCGTCGCCACGATCGCCCGGAACTTGCCGTCGGTGCGGTGCGGCTGGAAGGCGATCACCTCCTGGCTGCGGAGCAGCACCAGAAGCACCAGGCTGCCGTCCTCCTGCACCATGAAAATCAGGTTGCCTTCGGACGTCGACAGTGGTGGCCGGTGCGCCATGTCGACCACGCCCGTCAGCAGGTGCGGAGCGAGGAGCGACAGTGGTTCGGCCTGGTAGATCACGCGGCCATCGGTGTCGGTGATGCCGATCCTGAGATCGCGCAGCACGCGGCCGCCCTTCTGGATGTAGAGCGTGCCGTCATCCACGAGCGCCATCGGCACGGCCGCTTCGATGCCGTAGCCGACCGCGCGCACCGCATTCTGAGGCTGCGTGGCATCGAGCGTGCGCGCCTCGATGTACCAGGCGCTGCTGTCCGTCAGCAGCTGCAGATGGGTGCCGACGAACACGTCGAGGATGGTCTCGATCGTGTCCGTGTCCAATGTGCGAAAGAAGCCGAGATCCGCGGTCAGAGGAGAGCCGGTCGAAGTGAAGTCGTAATAGTCCGCGACCCGCGTGACCCCCCAGGTCTGCGGCGCCGCCCGGAAGCCGCCCACCAGCAACCGTGACTGCACGAAGCCGCCGCACCTCGGCCAGCCAGTCCTGGCTCCGAAGAGCGGCCCGTCGGCGTCGAGACCGCGTTGCACGGTGCGAGGCTGGGGCTCGATGTCGTCCCGTCCCAGCACCTGAGCCGTCAGCGCCGGCCAGGCGCGGGCGCCATTGGCGCCGGAGAACTGCACGCGTACCGTGGGCACGCTGCCGGCGACAAGGCTGACAGCGAGGCCGGACCCGTCGACGCCCGGCAAAGCATCGAGCGCCGAGGCGACGTCCGACGCGAACGATCCGGTGCCCGTGTAGGTGATCGGCGCCGTGACGAGATCGCCGAGCCAGAGCACAAACTTGTCGCCCGTCTCGATGCCGGGAAGGGCGAGCTCCTTGACCTCGTCCTCGTCGCCCGAGAAGGCGGTGCCGGCACTGAGCGACGGCACGTTGCCGAACGGCGCCGTCTCGACATGCCACTCGTCATCGGCCCCTTGGCGCACGATACGCACCGTTGGCACGTCCTCATGGAAGAGGAGCACGGTGTCGAGCGAGCCAGCGGCGTTAACCTCTGCGATCTGGTGAGCTGCAATCGGCACCGGGATCGAAGCGAGGTAGCGCTGACCGCGGAACACATCGATGTTGCGATCGGTGAGCACGAGCTCGAAGACCTTCTCGCCCGAGCGGCCGAGCGAGAAGATCTTGACCGGCGACAGCTGCCGCTTCTCCGTCCAAAGCCGGATGCCGGTCACGCTGACGGTGCCGATGCCTGCCCCGTCCTTGATGACGACGCGCCAGTTCCGCGCCGAAACCGGTTGCCCTGCCGGCCCGCCGGGCCACTCGCCGAAGCGGCGCGTGCGGCCGAGCAGGAAATCCACGCGGGCGTAGGTCTTGACGTAGTCGCTGAAACTTCCGGAGGGCGCCTTGCTGGTATTGACCCACCGTGTGCCGGCCTGGGTGTCGCCGCCCGTGACGACCACGGTCGATTTATAGATCTCGCTCGCGCTGTCGGCATCCGTTGCGCGCGACCAGTTGCTGCTTGACGTGTTATAGATGCCGTTCTGAGTTGGGTCATCCTGGTTCTTCACCAGCACGCGGCTGTTGTTCGTCAGCACCCCGTCGATCGTCTGCTCGCCAGACAGCTCCACGTTTTCCGTGGTGGCCAGATCCACCGCCGTCCGTTCCGTGTAACCGGTCGTGCGGATGTTGCGGCGCGTACCGAGCTCCGGCTCGATCGCGCCCTGCATCTCGATCCAGGCCGCGCCGTCCCAGTATTCGACGGCAAGCACATCGTCCCGCCCGGCGGTGCCAGCATAAAAGCCGATCACGTCGAAGAACACGACTTCACGCGGTTCGCCGAGATCCACCTCGAGCACCACGAAGGGGGAACCACTGACCGGGTCCGTCGTGAACACCGTCGTCACGTCCTGGTCGACCAGGTTCGCTTTGGTCCCGCCGTTGTGGGCGGTGATCATGTCCGACGTGACGTGGATGGGTTCGATGCGGCGCCGGAGCCGCCGTTTGTACCCTCCCGCCAGCACATCGGCGTCGGAGAGCAAGGCCCAGCCGGCCCGGCGCTTCACGCCGCCCTGAGGCCGGCTTTCGAGGTTTTCGGCCTCGGCGAGGCTGTCGTAGTAGTGCTTGAGGTCGATGCGCTCGGACAGCGCCGGATCCAGCACGCCTTTCGTCAGCGCATTGATGAGATCAGCCGTGCGTGCCATGGCTCACGTCACCCCCGCCGCGCGATGTCGATGCCGAAGCTCGCTCCGGTGGTGAGCGCCTCGGCGCCGGAGGCGAAGAGCTCCATGCCGCCGCTGGTCTGGAACTGACGCGCCCGCGCCAGTGCCTGCGCCCGGCGGATGCGCGCGTTCTGGCGCTCTATGGCCGTCTCGAACTCGGCCTGGCGCTCGAGATCGCGCTCGACCTCGAGGCTCGACGATATGTCGAGACCCGAGGCAGCAAAGGCGACGCGCGCCGCGCCGATCTTCTTGACGAGATCGCGCTTCACCCTGAGCGCCGCCTCCTCGCTTGCGAGGATCTCCTGATCGGCCTGGATGCGCGACAGAGCCGCATTGGTCTGCGCCTCAGAGAACGCGGCCATTCCGCCGGCGAGGGTGGAAAGGATCGAGCCCGCCGTGGCTATTCCCTGCAGCACGGACAAGGCGGTCGAGGCGCCGGTCGCCACGGTCGATGTGACGCCGGCGGCCGTCGTCACCGTCGTCGCCCACGTGGCTGCAGACGCCGCGCCCGCGGCAGTAGCACCGCCGCCCAATGCCGAGAACAGACCGATCGCGAGCTCAGCCATCACCACCTCACGTCGATCAGCGGGTTCTCACCCTCGGAAAGCACCGGCGAGGGCGAGGCCATGTCGTTGAGCGCGCGCGCCTCGGCGAGCTTGCCGCCGTGGCCCTGCATCTGCGGCGGACCGAAGGCCTCCTCGAGCAGCGTGCTGCGCAGCACCCGATCCTCGCGCACGGCAAGCGCAAATTCGGCCATCAGCACCAGGACGACGAGCGATCGGAAATAACCGGGCCAGTAGACGGGCGGCGTCGCCTTCTGGAACTTTAGCCAGATGGCCTCGGCATTGGTCCTGATCTGCCGGTCCTCGAACAGCTCGTAGTCCGTGAACGGGCGTGCCCAGTCAGGCCGGTTGTAGACGGCGCGTGGAGAGCCGAGCATTTCCGCCGGAAGCTCGTAGGCATAGGCCCAGTGCTGATCGGGCTGGGTCTGCAGCCGGTTGAGCTGGCGAACTTGCGTGTTGAAGTGCCAGGGGTGCCTGGTGAGGAGGTCCTCGACCACATCCTGATAGGTGGCGATCTGCGTCTCGGCCCCCGGCGCGCTTTCGTTCCCCAAAGGATCGGCGCCGATCCTGACCAGCGCCCGGTCGATGAGTTGAATGCGTGTGGTCATCTCTTCGGGCTCTCGTAGTTGTTGCGGCGCCGGTGCCTGGGCTAGGCGGGGTCACCGGCGCCGCTCTCCGCCGCTGGCTCAAGGGGGAAAAAGCTCGGCGGATATGCTGGCCGGCGTGTCCGGCCCTATGCTTCACCCCCGCCGCCCTCGCCGGCGGGCTTGTTGCCTTCCGTCTTGTCGGCGTCGCCCGCAGATGGTTTCTTCTCGGCCTTTTCCGGTGCGAGCTTGAGCGCTTTGCCCTCGAGCCCTGGAGGCGCGTAGATGTACACATCCTTGCGCCCCTTGGGGTCGATCAGGCTGCCGTTGACGAACACCTTCCCGAGCACCTGGTACCGCACCTTGTCCGGCATCTTCGCCATCCTCTTCACCTCATGCTGCTGCGGCGGCGGGTTCGATCTCCGCCCGCGCCTGCGCGATGATCCACTCGGTGAGCCCCGGCCCGATGATGTCCTTGAGGTAGTCACGGAAGTGCGTCTCGATCGGTTCTACGGCCAAGCCAAGCTCAGACCAGCCGAGCATGTAGTTCCGCACCCGGTCGTCCCAGGTGTTCGGGTACGGCACGCCGTGCGGACGCTGGAACCGGTGCACCCAGCGCAGGAAGGGCAGGCACAGCACGCGGCCGCCGCGCTGGCGCACCTTCTCGTGCAGGTAGCCTTCCTCGCCGCCAAAGCCGTGCCAGCGCGGGTTGAAGCCCGGCCATGCCGTCCGGCTCATGGCGAACACCGCAAGGCCCTGCATCGGGATCTCGAACGGCTCGGCGTCAGGGTCGAGCCCCCGCGGATCCGTGGCCCAGGTGCCGAACATGCCGCCGCGCCACTGAGGCTCCCAATGCGTCGAGATCGCATTGAGCTCATCGCGCAGCAGCGGTCCCTGCAGCAGGTCGCGCGAGTTTGGCTCCGCTTCCCAATACTCGACGAGGCGCTCGAGCGCGCCCGGCACCAGCAGCACGTGACAATCCATGACGAGCACGAGATCGCCGCTGGCTTCCTCGAAGATGCGCCCCTTGACGCTGCTTCCCGGCCGCTCGCCAGCGGCCACGTAGCGGCAGTTGGGCACGCGTGACGCGAGCAACTCGAGCGCCTCCCGGGCCGGCCCGTCGGGGTGATTGTCGACGATGATGAACTCCGCCTCGCGCGCCGGCGCGTGGTAGAGCCGCAGGGCCTGCACGGTGAAATAGACCCCGTCGTAATCGTCGTATGTGGCCATGCCGATGGTGAGGCGCATCCGCTCGCTCCTGCCGCTCGGCGCCGGCAGCTCCGGCGCCGCAGGTAGGTCACTCTTCCGAGGTCACGAGGCCGAGGTCGACGTGGTCGTCGTGGTCGTACCGGCATTGGGCGCACCGGGGTAAGCGAGCCACGACATCGGTTCCTGGTTGGTCAGAAAGGCGTCGACCGTCGCCGTCGGGTTCGTGCCGCCCGGCGTGTAGAGAAGCCGCAGATAGCGCTTGTTCGTGTGCGGCATCGGAATGACGATGCGCGCCCCTGTCGGGAAGTCCGCGGCAGCGAGCGACTTGCTGATGAGCGCCACCGCAGACCCGAAGTCGTCGCTGTCGTCGGTCTCCACCTCGATCTTCAACGTCGGGCTCGTGCCGGCCAGCCCTACGCGCGCCGCGATGACCCACCAGAGCGGATCACCAGGACCGATGAGACGCCTGGCCTCGCCGAGGTCGATGAAGTTGGACGACGGAATGCCGGATGTGCCGGACAACGCCTGCAGGGCCGACACCTGGAGGCTTTTGTCGATGATCATGGCAGGGCTCCTTAATCGAGAAATCAGGGGATCGGGTCGGCGCCTCAGCTGTGCGGCACCACGGCTTCCGTGTTGAGCAGCTGGTCGCAGCGGCGCACCGGGATGCCGCCGAACAGCAGCGTCCGTCGTCCGCCGAGCTGCTCGACCGTCAGATTGACGTTTTTCGCGTTCTTCATCTGCCGGTCGAGGAAGCTGATGATCGTGCGGTTGGCGTAGAACGCCGCCCGGCCGGCATTGAGGGACGGCACGCGGTGCATGGCGTCGGTCATCAGGTCGACCAGATCGGCGCCGGAGCTCGCGTCCTTGGTCAGCGCGCCGACGGAGATGTTTGCGATGCGCACGACGTAACGCCAGTCGCGCACGGTGAGCCCGCAATCCCACCGATAATGGGAGCGATAGGCCTGCATGCGGCCGCCATTGCCGTCAGCGTTCTCGATCGTCACCTCGCCCATGTCTTTATGGTGGAGACCGGCCTTCTGCCCCTTGGGGTAGATGCCGTGGACGGAATGCTGACCCCACACCACGAGCCAGACCGAGGTGTTGTCGGAGCCCAACCCGCCGCCATCCAAAATGTTCTCGCCGGAGGCGGCGATGGTGATGTTGCGCTCATTGAAGCGCGGGGCGAGGCCGGTAAAGCTTGCCGGCAAGGTGCCTTCGTTGCCGTAGAAGATGGTCTTGGCGACCTCCTGCGACATCCCCTCGATGTGCGCCCGCTCCTCGGAAAAGCGGAACTGCGCCGTGTTGCCGTTGAGGTCGGCGAGCGCCTTGTCCGTCTCGGCATAGGCCTCGAGCATGCCGCAATTGTCGGTGACCTGCGCCGTCGTCGACTTGGACGGCTGCACGCCCTCGTAGAGCTTGCGCCAGGTCGGCTCCGGCAGGCCGGTGCGGATCGTCGTGCGGTGCCCGGTGGGCAGGTTGCCCTCGATCCAGGGCATGTCGAGCAGGATTTCGTTGGTCTCGTTCAAGATCTCGACGATCATCGCAATCTTGCCGTCGGGATCGAGGCGCTTGGCGACATCCGCCAAGGTCGGGTTCGAGGTCGGAAGGACAGGCATGGCCAAGCTCCGTGATCAGACTTGTCGCAGTGCCGCGACAGGATAGGAGGGCCGGAGTGCTGTTAACCGCGGCCCTCAGCGCGACGCGAACATGCTGGGGTAGAGGGAGCGCATTGCCCGCTCGTGGTCGGTGAGGCCGTCCCCGGCGCCCTGGCCACCGCCCTGGATGCCGTGCTCGCCAGGAATGAGGGCGAGGACCTTCTCGAAGGCCTTCACGCTGTCGGCGTTGGCGTACATGAGGCTCAGGATCACCGCGTCGTTCTTGTCGATAATCCCGCGCGTCTGCCAGGCCTTGACGGCGTTGGCGATCTTGTTCACCCGCTGCGCCGCCTGCTGCAGCCGCACCTTCGGATCGCCGACCTTCGGCGCGAGCTTCTCGATTTCGGCCTGGTAGTCGACGGGCTCCTCGAGAAGCCCGGCCTCGGACATCTTCTGGTGCAGCTTGACGAAGGCATCCTGGAACTGCTGCTGCGTCAGCCCCAGCTCATGGGCCACGCCGCGCCAGAGCTTCAGCACCTCGTCGTTCTCGAGATCGCCGACCTTCTTGGCGAGCTCCTCGGGGAGCTCGATCTTGTAATCCTCGGGCTTCGCCGGCGGCTGCGGCCGGCCCATGATCTCCTTGGCCAGCTTCTCGATTGTTTCACGGTCGTTGGCCCCGCGCAGGTTCTCTGGCAATCCCTCCGGGTAGTAGGGTTGCCCGTCGGGCGGCTGGCCCTGGCCACCGTTGCCATCGCCGCCGCCGTCGCCGCCCTTGTTGCCCTCGCCGTTGTCGCCGCCATGCTGCTGCAGGATCTTCTGCGCATGTCCGGCAAGGCCGCCGCTGCCGGCGCCGTCATCCTGGCCGCCACCCCCGGCGCCGCCGTCTGCGTTGAACAACGGGAAAGGCAAAAAACGGAACAGTCTCATGGCTCACCCCCTTGGCTGTCCTGCCCTCGCGCCATCGCGAGCATTTGCAGGAGCATGAACACGATCGAGTTCTGGCCCTCGCGCCTGGCCTTCAGGATGGCGTAGGCCTCAGCCGTCATGGCCGCCCGCTCCTCCTCCGAGGACGGACGGAACAGCGTCTTGCGCACCAGGAGCTCGAGCAGCTTTCGGCCGGCGTCCGTATCGAGCGCCGCCTTGGCGATCGCCGCCTCCCGCAGCGCCTCCTCGCGCTGCTTCTCGGCCTGCGCCTTGTTGACTTGGGCGATCTGCGGCCCGAGGTTTTCGAGGTCGCCCCAGCCGCCCAGCTCGAGCATGCGGTAGAGATCGCCGAGCACGTCAGGAGCGCTCATATCGCACCCCCGTTGACGATCTGCTGGGCGGGATCGGGCGGCGGCAGCTTGGGCTGGGCTTGCGCGTTGGCTTGCGCGGCCACCAGCTGCTGGAGGAGGCCGCGAAGCTGCTCTACCTCCGCCTTCGAGCGAATGTGGCGTTCGTCGACGCCGAGCCAGCGGCCGAGCTGCGGCAGCAGCTCTTCAACCTTGGCGGCGAGCAGCGCCGCCTGCGGGCCGAACAGCATGACGATCATCTGGATCCAGCTCACGGCCCGGTCGACCTTGTCGGCCCGTTGCGCGGCCGCCGCCGGAGCCGTCACGGTCACCTGGGTGAGGAGCTGGTCGATTTTGAGGTTCGTGTCGAGTTTGCCCTGCCGCTCGAGGATGTCGACGGCATTGCGCACGATGGGCGTGACGAGCTCGAGCGCGATGCGGCTGCCGGTGCCGCCGCGGTTGCGCGCGTAGCGCCGAAGCCGGCCGGCGATCTCGGTCGCCGAGCGCACCGGGTCCTGCTCGGACGGCAGCTCGTCGTCGAGCAGCACGCGGCGGATCTGCTCGCGCTCGTCCTGCATGACGATCGAGGAGACGTCGAAGTCCTGCGGGACGGGGAGGCGCTGGATGGTGGGGCCGAGCGGCCCGCCGGTCGAGGCGACAGTCCACATCGCCAAGGGCTTAAAAACCGCGGTGTCTGGATTGAACACGCCGTCGTTGCGGCGCATCCAGATGCCCAGGATCGCGAAGGCCGCGGCGCGCAGCGCAAGCTCGCGCGTCTTATTCGCCGTCTTCACGAACGGAAGGCCGAGGTGCGCGAGCCCGCGCCCGAACGTCTCTCCGGGCACCTTGAAGAAACGCGGCACGACCCAGCGGCTGGTGCGGAAGTCCTCTTGCCAGATGAACGTGTCGTCGTTGTCGAGGTCAGACCACACGCGCAGCTTCCACTGCTTTTCGCGTGGATCGTAGCAGGTGTACTGGGTGATGAGCGTGGTGCCACGCTTCGCGGCGCCTTTGTCGTTCTTGATCGCATCCGCGACGGTCTTCGAAAAATTGCCTTTCGGCCAGAGCGCCTCGAGATCGCGGAGCTTGTACTTACGCCGCCACCAGATGTGCCAGATGTCTCCCCACGGCCCCTCCTCGAGCGCCAGCTCGGAAGGCGGCACCGCCCGGGAGCGCACCAGCTCATCGTCGTCGCCCGATGCCTGATACATGGCGCCTGTGCCGGCGAAGAGATCGATCATCATCTCGTGTGCCGTCACGCGCGCCCGCGTCAGCACGCCGTGCACCAGACGCGTGATCTTCTCGAGCTCCTCGGCAAGCTGCTTTCTCTCATCGCCCTCGGGGAAGAGCGGCCCCGGCTCGAGCTTGAAGAAGTCCTCGAACGGCGGCATCCAGTCCGCCTGCATGGTGCCGGCGAAGTTGAAGGCCGCCGAAAGCCCAGTGCCGTCGAAGAGACCGTCGGTGCGCGACTGCCCCTCGCTCGGCCCCCCGCGCTCCGGCATCTGCTCGGATGTCGAGAGCCGGAAGGGCATGTAGTACTTGTAGATGTCGTCGAGCTCGCGGTGATAGCGCTTCGCGGCCTCGAACGCCTCGTTGGCGTGCGCCTTGATGTCGGCCGCCTCGGCGCGGCTCGCCTCTTCCTTGCTCTCGGGCTTCTCGGCCACGGTCATCACCCGAACGTCCTGCGCAGCTCATCCTCGATGAAGGCGAGGAGCCCACGGCCGCCGGTGAGGACGCGGCGTTGCCCGGCTTCGATCGCCTCGGTGCGGCGCCTCTCCTCCTCGAGCATGCGGCGCTGCTCCGCCTGCGCCTCCTGAATGGCCCGCATTTGAGCCCTTACCTGCTTGTCGCTGCCGCCGCTGAACAGGCTCTTGATGCCCTTCACCACACTGCTCACTGCCGCCTCCACCGCTGATGCCGACCGACGTAGTGGTCCTCCGGCGTGAAGCCCAACAGGGCGGCAAGCCGCCGGCCCTGCCGGTTCTCGGGACGCACGAAACAGATGCACCCCGTCCGGCTGGCCAGAACGGCACGCGCCAGGCGGACGAAGCGGCGCATGTGGGGACCCGCGAGCGGTGACACGAGAAACCAGCAATCGCGATCCCCCGTCCCGTCGATGGGCGCCATGCCGGCAAGCGCAACCGGAGCCGTCAGGCCGTCGACGAAGAAGGCGAAGGCCTCGGAGAGACCCACCTGCGCCAGGATGAGACGATAGAGGCTGGGCGGCAGTGTTAACCGCAGCTCCGGCTCGGCCATCATCGCCAGCAGATGCCCAGCCTCGGCCGGCTCCATCCGCATCAGAAGCCCCCGTCGCGGATGATAACCGTGCCGCCCGCGCCCGCGGCCGCCGCCACGCCGCCGGCGGTTCTGGCGCGCGAGCCCACGATGGCGCCATAGCGGCCCTTCTTGCCGAGCAGCCAGTACTGCAGGGCATCGTGTGGGTGAGACCAGTCGTTCTTCTCGGGCTTGTCGCTCGAGCGCTCGGTGTTCCCGACCCGCTCGCGGCGGTAGCGGTAGTGCGAGGCGAAGCCTTTGCGCAGGATTTTGCAGCTCGGGTCGATGATGAGCGCCGGAACGCCCGCCTCGATCATGTAGCTGAGTTCGTCTTTCACCGCGCCGAGGCGCAGGTCGAGCTCATTGGACGGCGCCGGCTCGATCGGGCAGCCGAGCTCGAGCATCACCGTCTCGGCCCAGGCGAGATCGCCGGCCTCTCTGTCCGCGCCCGTGAAGCCCGCCGGATCAGCCCAGCCCATCTCGATCCGCCGGCCCGGCGCCCTCTCGGCCACCACGCGCTTGACGGCTTCCGCGAAGCGCCGCGCGTTGCAGCGCCCCGGCACGACCTCGGCCAACACGCGGAACTGCCCCTTGCTGCTCTGCTGGCCGATGACCCCCGCCGGCCGCTGAATGCCGGCGTCGAGCCCGATCTCGAGCGGCACGTCGGGCAGCACCTGCAGCGGCTCGCGCGCATAGTGCACGTCGTCGGAGTATTCGTCGGCATAGACCGGCTCGCCGTCGAGGGAGGGCGCGAACTCGTTCAGCACCATGCGCTTCACCAGGTGCTTGTTGTGGCCGAGCATCGCGATCTGGCGCTCGTAGTAGCCGGGCTGCAAGTTGTGCAGGTTCTCGGCACGCGGCGAGAGGCCGGAGGGCTGAACGTACTGCTTGAACCCCGGCGGGCGCTCCTCCTCGAACAGCTTGTAGTACCAGCTATCGATGTCCGGCGCGTTGAGGTCGCCGATCACATAGGCCCGGTACGGCACATCGCCGGCGATGTCCTCACGGCGCGGATAGCGGCCGAGGCGCGTCAGTGCCGTGTCGAGAACCGCCTTCGGCAAGAGGTCCATCTCGAACAGCCAGAAGGCGGTCGGCTCGAAGCCGCGCATGAACTGCTCGACCGCGAGCTCGCCGATGGCGGCGAAGATCGCCTGGAACTCGACGGTCACGCGCCGGCCGTTGCGCAGCACGTCCCACTCGATCTTGTGGGTGGCGAACCGGCCGCCGCCGCCCGTGAACTCCGCCTCGGTCCACTCGCCGCCGTCCTCGGGCAGCCAGTCCTTCCAGGTCGAGTAGAGGTTTCGCTCGAGCTGCCCGTAGGTCTGGCCAATGACGGACAGCTTGAACCGGATTTTACCGTCCTTGCAGACCGGCATCATCGACGCGTTGCGCAGGGCGTCGAAGATGCAGGTCACCGTCTTGCCGCTGCCGACCGGCCCGCGCAGTGTGCGCACGATCGAGGTCGTGTCGTTCATGAACGCCGCGGCGACGGGACCCGGCGGCCTGAACTGGCGGAAGCGCTCGAGGACGCTGGTCATGCCTCCGACCCCCCGACCCCAGCCCGCCAGCGCCAGTTTCCCGCCTTGAGCTCCAGATCAGACCCCTCGGTCAAATGACCGAAAACGGTGCAGAGCACCCCCCGTCCGGGGGGCGCGACGCGCCGCTTCGGGAGGCCCCCCCGGCCTTCCGCGCTGCAAAATTGGCCACCCCCCCTCGCTGATTTTCGATCAGTGGTCATCTCGCAAGTTCCTCGTTTTCCATCAGTCACTTAGCGCCATCGTCCGACTTTTCGATGTCCGACTTTTCCGGGGTGATGTCGATAACCCTTTGATTTTCAACGCCTTCCGCGAGCGGCAGCGCCAGGCCGTCGCCGTCCCCGTCCGTGCCCTCGACCGCGAGGTTTCCGATCACCAGCAGCCCGCGCTTCTCCTCGCTCACCGCGACCGCCAGCGGCTGCTTCTGGTGCAGGTACGGCAGCGCCGCGACCATCGCTGCCTGCTGGATGCGGAAGGCTTCGAGCACCGCGTCCTCACGGAGGATCGGCTTGCCGTCGAGATCGCGCAGCGGCGCGCCGGTCTCGGGGTCGCGGTGGAAGAGTTCGAGCTCCTCGGCGAGCTCGCGCGGCCGCCGCGACCAGGTCTCGGCGAGCGCGACGAGCGGCGAGCGATAGCGGCCGAGGATGTAGCGCACCCATTCCTCGGTCCGCCGGTTGCGCGCGCCCTTCGGCCGGCCACCTTTCGGCCCGGCGGTCCGCGCAGGCGCGAGCGGCAGCGGCGTCTCCGGCTCCTCGATCTCGAGGAGCTCGATCTGCTCGCCGGCGGGCTCCAGCTCACCGACGCCGATCGCCTCGACCGCTGCCGTCAGCCCTTCCTTCCGCTCGCCCATCAGTAAACACCCCATATTTTACTCACCCGCCGCGGCGGGAACGGTTGCTGATGCCGCCGTTCCCCGCGCGATCCCCGCTCAACCCATTGAGAGATCGTTCAAAAAACCCCTCGGGATCATGGGAACGGAGGAACGGGAACGTTCCTCGCGTACGCACGCGCGCGTGTTTATCGCGCGCGCATATGCGCGTAAGCGGATGTTCCCCCGTTCCCCCGTTCCTGTACGCCATTTTTCCGTGTGATCTCTGTGGATTAGCTGGGGATCACCCTGGGGAACGCCTGTTGAGACCCGTTCCCCCGACCCATTGCTCAAGCGCAAAAGTTCCGCGGTCATTTTTCAGCCATCATTGGGTCGGGGTTGGAGGTGTTAACCGGAGAACTCTCGTCCTGCATGATGCCGCCCGGCCCGTAGAGCGCCGCTAAGCGGATCAGGACGCACCGGCTCTTCACGCCATTGACCTTGCACTGTCCGGTCTCGTGCACCTTGCCGCGCGGTGCCTGGCGCAGCGCTCCGCTCCACACGGACGCGCCGAGATCTCCGGCCCACTTGGTGCCCTCAAATAGCTTGCGCGTCAGTGGGTTCTGGTTCGGAACTACGAGCCAATCTTCACGCTCGATGCGCTGCAGGCCGAGGCCGGCCTGGCTCAGGATCGTTCTCACTTTCGCGATGTCATTGTCGTAGCTCGACTGGTCCTTGAACCACGCTTCGACCACCTGTCCGACCGTCGTGCGCACGCCATTGCGCCAGGCCTCGACGGGCACCGACAGCAGGTGGTCGAGGCACGCGCGCCAGTTGGGGATCTGGCCCTCGAACTCGACCATGGTGTTAACCGCGAGCACCTCCGACCACGGCTTGAGATCGCCGGCGACGGGCGTCTTGAGCCGCGCCTCATCCCAGCCGGAGAACTCGATCAGGTCGGCGCAGGCGAGCAGCGTTCCGAAGGTCATCTGTCCGCGGCCATCCATGCCGGCGGCGGCGAGTTCGGCCTTGAAGGCCTCGAGCGTCTCGCGGTAGCGCGGCCATTCATCGACCAGTCGCCGCAGAATGCAGCGGCCGATGACGCCGAGGCTTTGCGCGTCGATCTCTGGCGGCGGCTGCCCGCGCGGCAGCTCGTGGAGCTGCAGCAGGGCGAAGCGCGAGTAATCCTGCGGCTCCATCGGCGGCGTGTTGATCGAAGAGAAGATGAACGCCGAGCGCGCCTGGAACTCGACGCCGGCGTGCCGGTCGCCGCCGCGCAGCATGAGGCCGCCCGAGGAGGCCTGGCGCGCGAGCTCGATCAGCGCCTTCGCCTTGGCGTTCTCCGATCGTCCCTCGAACTCGTCTACCGCCACGGGCAGGCTGTCCTGGCCCACGCGCTGATAGATGCCGGCGGCCGTCGTGTTCGTCGTCGAGACCAGCCAGTCGCCGAGCAGCGCCTTGAGGATCTCCTGCAGCGTCGACTTGCCGGAGCCTTTGTCGCCGGTGATGAACGCCATCGAGCGCCACGGCAGCGCCGCGCCGAGGAAGGCGCAGCCGATCCAGCCGAGCAGCAGGTGCGGGTCGACCTCGGGCCGCGCCCAATTCCAGCTGGCGAAGAGTGGCTTGAGCAACCGTGCGGGATTTTGCGTTTCTTCGATGGGTTGGGGCCAGGGGCGAGGAATGGGCGGCCGGGNGGGGTAGACGTAGCTGTCGTGCTCGCCGGGCGGCACGCGCCGGCCGCCGATGACCAAGTGATCACCGCAGTGGAGGATCAGGCTGCCGTCGGCACCGAGCCAGGCGCCACGGCCGCGCACCTTCTCGACGGCATTCCACGGCCCCTTGGCGGCCGCTGCCGCGACGAGCGCATCGCGCGCGGCGTCGTTGTCCCACGTCTCGACCGTGAGGCTCTTGGTCCACCGCGGCCACGCCCATTTCAGGTAGCGGTCTCGCCCGCGGAACAGGTCGATGGTGTCGGCCTTGCTGTAGGGCTTCTCGTAGGCGCACAGCTGCCCGATGGTGTCGAGATACCAGCTGGTCTTGCCGTCGACGCCGAGCGGCGTGACCGGGCAATCCGGTGGCAGGCCAAGGCTGTCCGGCTCCCATTTGCCGGGCAGGATGCCATTGAGAGGCTTGCCCGGCTCGGGATCGCCGGAGAATGCCCGCACCGATCGCACGGGCTCGGCATCGGCGACGAGTGCCCGCACGGCCGATAGATTGGGTTTCTTCTCAGCCGACACGTTGCGTCGGCCCCGGCCCGTGCAGCCGGCTCCCTGATGTCATGATGTATCGTCCCCCTTTCCCCGTTTCGGCAGCCTTATTGCGCCGGGCTGCCCTCGCGCTACTCTGTCCGCAGGTGTCCTGGCAGCCTGTTCGCCCGCGCACGCTCGGCCTCACGCACCAGCACCAGCAGGGCGCAAAACGAAGCGCGGAAGATCTCGAAAGCGGTGCGATACTGCGGGCTGAGGCGATACCAGCCGCGGGCCGAGGCCTTGCGGCCGGCCACGAAGCGGTAGAGCGCCTCGGCCGGCTCGCCTGGATGCTGCTCCACCCAGCGCGCCAGGTCGACCTGCGACAGCGGCCGGTCAGCCACGTCCGACCACCACGGCGGCGCCTCCTCCGGCGGCCGGAAGAGCGCACGAGCGGCCACGTCGGCAGCCGCGGCGGCGTAGTCGAAGTTCATGATGCGTGCTCCCGGACTTGCGCAGCGAACCGGGCCAGCACCACCCGTGGCGGCGGTCTCTCCCGTCGCCGGCGGCAGATCTCGGCCCGCACTTTGCGCAGCAGCTCCTCGAGCTGCGACAGCGTCATGCCTTCCAAGTCGATCGTCATTGCGGTCCGCCCTTCATTGCCTTCCGCTTCCACTTGCCGAGCGCTTCTATGGCCGCCAGCGCCATCGGCTGGCGTCCTGGGTTGCCAGGTTTTGGCCGTCATGCTGCACCCCTCAATGCGTCGTTGGCGTCCTTGCCCACGTGGCTCCTCGCCACGAGCACCTTTCGTCCCTGGCGGCTAAGCGCCTCGAGCGCCCGTTGCAGCGCCTTGGCGGCGCCGCGCTTGCCCCAGTCGTTGTCAGCCGCGACGATCACCTCGCCGCAGCAGTCCGGCAGCCGGATGCTCGCCAGATTGCTCAGGCTGATCGCCGCCCACACGCGATATTCCGGGCACGCCATGGCGAGCGAGAGCCCGTCCTCGAGGCCTTCGCAAAGGATCAGCCGGTCCCACAGGCCGCGCTTGGCGGCCTCGCCCGGCGGCAGTCCCGTCTCGCCGCGGGCGATCTTGATCGTCCCGCCGGCCCAGCCGGACGGCCACACCTTGCGCGCGTGCTCGACCGGCGCCTTGGCCGATCCGTCATGCGCAAGAAACGTGCGATGGATGGCGAGCGGCGCGCCCGCATTGTCCGTGATGAGAGCGACGATGGCCGGATAGCGTTCGCCGGTCTCGGCGTAGCGCTCATCGGGCGAGAAGCGCACCGCCCGCGGCGGCCGCGGCAGCAGCGAGTAGCGGATGCCTCGGCCCGAGAGATAGCGCGCCGCCGGCGTGCCCTTGAGCTCCGTCTGGCAGCGCAGCCAGTGCGCGAACGCCCGCTTGCGCTTCTTGGCGAGCTCCTCGGCCTCGCGTTTTTCGGCCTCGGCGCGCCTGGCGGCGAGCTCGGCGGCCTGCTTCCGCCGTTCTGCCGCTGGCACGTCGCGGAAATTGAGCCACTTCTTCGCCCAGCGGATCGCTTCGCCGATGTTGGGCAGTCCGTAGACGTACTGAATGAGCTGCAGCACGTCGCCCTTGTCGCCGGTCGCCATATCGATCCAGCCGCCGGTGCGCGGGCCGTCCACGTAGATCAGGAAGCTGCCGGGGGTCTTGTCCGGCCGCGTAGGGTTCCTGCCCATCCAGGAGCGGCCGGAGCGGTAGCCCTCGATCCCGAGCGCATGGATCAGGTCGACGATCCGCGCTTGCAGCAGCGTTTTGATCTCGCCGATGTCGCTCATGCCGGCTGTTCCTCGCCTTCGGCTCGGGCCGGCTCCGCGGGGGCGGCGCTTGCGCCGGGTTGCGCTTGCTCCCTGGCTGCCGCCCGCTCGATCGCCCGAAGCGCGCACCAGGCCACCGTTTCGGGCGAGCCGTGGTGCTTGGCGTACCGCTCGAGTGCCTCCAGAAACGCCGTGTCACGCGCGAGCTCGCGCGCCGTGATGCCTGGACGCTCAGACATACTTTTTCTCCTTGGCCAGCCATTCCGGCATGTAGACCGTGACCTGATCGTCCTTGAGCTGCTCGACGTGCACCTTCGACTTCGGCAGCCACGCCCGCATCACGCCGTCGTCGAGCAGGATGGCCTTGTCGGTTTCGTGCACGATGCGCCCCGTCACTTCCCATTTTCCGGCGACGAGGCTGTCGGCGTCGTAGGGGTGCTTGAACGCCATGCCTCACCTCCTCGATGCTTGCGCGGGATGGGCGATTAGTTGCCGGGCAATCGAAGCCCCGAAGGGCCGGGCCGCCCCGACATCGCCCTAGAGTTCCCCCAGGATGCCCGCGCTCACCCCCTTGAACCGGCGGCCCTGTTACTCTCCGACGGCCGACAATCGGGGCTCACGGTTCAGCACCACGCCCCGGTAGTGCGGCACGCCACCGAAATTCACCCGCGCGATGCCGGCGAGCTCGCCGAACATCGTGTCGAATGCCTGCTCGCTGATGGCCCGCTCGCCCGCCCAGCTCACGTAGCGCTCGTACATATCCCGCGCCGGTACCACGCCGCCGGCGGCGTCGAGCACGCACGCGGCGCGAAAGCACAAAAGATGGTCGATGAGCTCCTGGACATGGCGGCGGTCGACCGGACGCTGCGCCGCCGGCGGCGTCTCGAGCACGCGCGCCCTGAGCGCCGCGCCCGCGCCTGGCGCCGGCAGCATTGCTTTCGGCTCAGTTGCAATCCGTTCGGCGGCTGGCGACGGACTGGCGCCGGGCTCCAGCCCGCCCCCCACGCCGGCCGCCGGCAGCGCCACCGAGATGTTGATCGGCGCGCCATGAACGTGCGCGGCCGCCGGTCCTCCTGATGGAAAGGAGGCATGACCCGGAGAACCGGCGTCCGCGTTTTGGCGAGAGGAGACACGCTGCGCAGAGGGACTTGCGCCAGCAATTCCAGCCTCGCCAAAACCCTGGTTCTGGTGATAGCCCGACGGCGGAGGCAGACGCCGCGGCCCCCAGTCGAAGTAAGCGAGCGGATCGGGCTCCGGCTGGCGTAGCTCGTGACCACCGCGGCCAACGCCAGCGAGCGGCCAGCCGAACGTGGCGAAGAAGCCGATGACGGCGGTCAGAGCGACCGGCCACCAGAACGCCACCTCGTCCGGCTTGGCTCCCGTCAGGCGCACCATGACATCAAGGTGCGGCGTGCCTTCGGCCACCTGCTCGCGCCCTTCGAGCTCGACGACCAGGTTGGGGATCAGCTCATCGAGCTCGGCCGCTCTCTCTGCCGCCGCGAGCTCGGCCTCGAGCGCGAGCGCTTTCGGTCCGCGGCCATCGGGATAGGTCGCGCTTTTCCGTGTCTTCTCAAGCTCGAGCTCGGCCTTGATGGTGCCGATCGGGCGCGGCGCGCCGAGCTTTGCGCGCTCCTCGCGTGCCAACCTGAGCTTATCGGCGGCGCTCGAGCGGCTCGTAGCCAGCGTCTCGCGTGCCGTCATGCCGTCGGCGAGCATCGTGCCAAGCGTCGACCAGCCCGCCGCCTGGCACAGGCTGAAGCACAACGCCAGGGGCACGCCGAACATGGCCCGCCGGCCCCACGCGCGCAGATCCTTGCCGCGCACCGCAAACACCTTCACGGCGAGGTAGGCTCCGAGCACCGCCACGGCCACGAAGATGACCGAAAGACCATAGCCGGCGATCTTGTAGCCGAAGGTGGCGTTCATGCCGGCCTCGAGCACCCAGCAGGCCAGCACCGCCCAAAGGACGACGTTCGAGATGACCTCATGGAACAGCTCGTCGAGGCTCTTCGTGCTCTTGGTCATCCCAGCAACTCCAGCTCGAGCTCATCCAGCACGCGGTCGAACCGCGGGTCCTCGCGGCGGTCCTCGACCGCGCGCACAGCCTTCAGCGCCCCCGGCGCCGAGATGCCGGCAACACGGGCCACCGAGCGCAACGGGCGCCCGAACACCGTGACGGCAAGGTAGATGGCCTCCTGGCGCGCCGCAGGGCCGGCAGCGCCGCGGGCGCGCGCACTCACCGAGGCGGCCGCGAACGCCGCCGTCGAGGCGAGCCGGTCGGCCGAGCGGGCGAGCGAGCGGATCACGCGCGCTGTCATGAGCCGCCCCCCTTCCGCTCACGCCACCGCTCGACAAGCTCCGTGATCTGCTCGGCGGCGATGACGAGCACGCCTGTCGCGATGGCTGCCGTCGCAATGGCGAGGATCAGCAGCGTGGCCGCCTCGAAGACGATCGCCGATGCGGCTGCGATCTCGGTCATGCCGCATCTCCTCTCTGTGAGCTGATCCGGGGCGACGCAGCCGGCGAAACTGCGCCGGCTGCGTCCGGGGGACCGGCGGGCTGCGCTGCGCCAGCCGCCTGGGGACACCCTTCCCGCGCCGCTTCGTAGGCCCGGCGCCGTGCCGCCTCTTCGTGCCTCTTGCGCGCCACGCCGCCGATCAGAGCCAGCGCCAGGGCATGCAAGGCAAACGGCTCGGTTCGCGCCCGCGCGTTCCCCGCGCAGATTGCGGCCGCGATGTCGGTCGCGCCGTCGAAGCCAACGCGCGGCCCGATCTGACGCACGGTCGAGCCGGCGAACTCGAGGAGCGCAAACGTTCCGTCGGCGGCCATGGCCACCCAGCGGGCGGGCTCGAGCGGCTCACGCCTCCCGTCGGCGGGTTGGAGCTCGGCAAGAAGGCGAAACCCGTCCTCGGCCTCGGGCGGGATCTCGGTTGACGGCAGCGCCGGTGCATCAGCAGCAGATGTCATCAGGGCACGTCCTGTCGTTGGCTGTGACGAGCACGCAAGAACCGGTCGGACGCTGAGACTGGATCAGACCGGCGTTACGCCGCCGGCCGGGTTAGGTCGGACGTCGGCACACCCCGTCGCCGGTTCGCCTCGGCGAGCAGCACATCTCTCAGCGCTTTCAGCGAGCGCGGCTGCGGCTTCACCCCGCCGGGCAACCCGGCGATGTGCTTCAGCCAGCGCTGGTAGGTGCTGGGGCTCATGGCCAGTTCACGGCAGACCTCGGCCTGCGTCAGGCCGAGCTCATTCCGCAGGGCCTCAAGACTGGCGAGATCGTAGCGGCCACGGTTGTGCAGATCCGAATGCATGCGCGCATGAGATATGCATTCGCGCACAAAGTCAAGCACCGACGTGAGCAATCTTGCAGCTCACGGTGGACAAGATTTTGCGGTAGCACTGCACCGAGAGTTTTCCCGGTGCACACAAGTTGGTTAGCATGGAACCGTCCCGACAGGAGATCAAGGCGTGGTTGCAGTCGATCCTGGACCAAACGGGCGAGACGCCGTCGGCGCTTGCGCGGCGCGCTGGGCTTGCGACCACGACCCTCACCCGGTTCCTGAACGACCCCGACGCGCCGATGTTGGGCTTGCGCTCGATCATGAAGATCGCCGAGGCGGTCGGCAGCAGCCCCCATGGGGCGCTTCCCATCGGCAGCCCACCAGAACCGCTGCCCACATCTGAGGCAGAGCCATATCGCGAGGACGCCGACAAGACAGAGTTGCGTCAGGCCGTTGCAGCTTTGGTCCGCGAGCTGAAGCTGGAGCCCTGGACCTTGCACACCGATCTCCTCGCCGCCGCCGGCACACTTCCCGGCGACATCCTCCTCGTCGATCCGGACCGAGAGCCCCTTCCTGGCGACATCGTCCGCGCGACGCTCACGACCTGGTCGAAAAAGGAGGAGGTCATCTTCCGCCTCTACGAGCAGCCGTATCTCCTGCCCGCGGCTCTCGATCCGCGGCGCCGCACGCCCCTGCTGATCGAGCCAGATCGTGTTCAAATAACGGGCACTGTCCGCTTCGTCCTCAGGCGAGCATAAAAATTCTCGCACATGCATTTCCCTCTTGCGTGTGCATTTGCGCACATTTATGTTAGCGGCGTTGCGGATGCGACGTTGCTGATCTGCTGAGGGCGGCTTCCACGCCTGCAGTTCCTGCGCCGGTCCGTGACAGATGCGGGGTATGTCGCCGGGCCGGCCGCGCCGTCAGCTTATATCCCCAGACCGCGGCCGGTCCCGTCGGCAGCTCCCGAAACAGCCGGGGAGGGGAGCCCAGACATGCGAGTACCGTCCGCCGCCGCACGGTTCGCCGAGCAGTATCAGCGCCTGCAGGAGCAATGCGCCGCCTCAGCGAATGTGATCAAGGCGCTGTGCGAGCAGCTCCGCGCCGAGCAGATCGCCCATGCCAAGGCTCTGCACCGCGCGCGCGATGCCGAGCGCAAGCTGCGCTGCCAGAAGGCGAAGCGCCCGTCGACCAAAACCGCCGCCAATGGAGGAGACCAGCCATGGCTGTCATGCCCGCACCGAAGCCTCTGCGCTTCCGCAAGCTCGAGCCCGACTGGTGGCGCGCCCTGCGCGACGGCCGCACGTATGACATCTACCGCGATGAAGGCCTCGATCAGTTCCGCGCTGTCATCCGCGACACGCGGGACAGGATCATCGTCGAAGCGACGTTCGACCTCTCGCAGCGCGGCGCACACCTGAAAGCGCGCCGCTTCCTTGAAGCCGACGGCCAGGTCCCAGGCATCCGCCGCAAGGTGGTGGCTTGATGGGTGCCGAGGTCCCGCTCATGCCGCTCGCGACCATGTTCGCGATCGGCTTCCTGGCCGGCCTCGCCACCGCCGCGGTGGCCGGCTTCCTGTCCGACCACATTGGAGAAGACGACAGATGACCCCCACTTTCATCGAATTGCACCGGATCGACGGCGACGGCAACGCGCGCCAGCTCCTGGTGCGTGTCGACCAGATCCTTACCATCGAGCCGGGGGCCGAGATCGCGTGCATCACGCTGACTGACCGCACGTCGTTCTGGACGCGCGAGAGCGCCAGAGAGATTGCCGACCGCCTGCGGAGCGTCGGCTGCCGCGTGGCCTTCTTCGAGGTCCAATCATGCCTGGGCCAACTCTGACCGCCGAGGAGCTCGCCGAGGAGCTCGGCCGCTCCGTCTCCTACGTCTACGACAACTGGCGCCGGCTGGTGAAACAGGAGCGCTTGCCGGTGCCGCTCAACGGCGGCAAGCCACCGCTCGTGTGGAGCCGCGCGCAGATCTATGCCTGGCTCGACCGCGGCCTCGACAAGGAGGCCCGCATCGCCGCCCAGGCCTACCGCGCGGCGGCAGCGGCTGCCGCCGGCGCCCGCCACGTGCCAGCAGCTACGCTCGAGGAGGAGCGCTGGCGGGCGTACCTCGACGCGAAATTCGCAAGCTGAGGAGGCTCCATGGGACGCGAGGAACGCCGCAACCGCGCCGTGCGCGAGATCGCCGACAGGATGACCAAGGAGGCCATGGACGAAGGCTTGATCATCAAGGCCGGCTGGGTCGGATTTCTGCTGATGGTCTACCCCAACGGCACGAGCGACGCGCAGCGCGAGGAGCTCCGGGCGGCCTTCTACGGCGGCGCGCATCACCTCTACGCATCGATCATGAACGTGATCGGCCCCGGCGACGAGCCGACGCCAGATGACGTACGCCGCATGGCCCTGATCGATCACGAGCTGCAGGCCTTCCTGCAGGAGTACAAACGCCGGCACGGGATCAGCGACGACCTGGTGCCGCCCGAAGGCAAGCAGCACAGCTGAGGGGGACGCCAATGACCACCACCATGCGCGCCGTCCGCCTGACCATCGCCGCCTGGGTCTCGACAACCCTGATGCTCATCATCGGCGCGGTGGGCGGCCTCATTCTCGGGCTGCTCAGAATGCCGAGCCTGCTGTTCACATTTCCGTGATCCGTCGCCGGCCGTGGTACACTGATTTCGGGACAGCTCAAGGGGGAGCAACCCATGGCCAACTTCCGTGTGCCCTATCTCAAGTGGCGCGACGGCCGGCCCCGTTGGGAGCCAGGCCCGCGCCTGCGCGCCAAGGGGTTCAAGGGGCGCGACCTGAAAGACGAGGCCGGCCGCTGGCTTGGCCTCGAGGCGGCGATCGCCGCTGCCCGTCAGATCAACGCCGAGGTCGAGGCCTGGCGCGCCGATGGCCAGCCGCGCCGCCGGCCGCCGGTTCCGCGCCGCACGGCGCGCACGTGCGCGGCGCTGTGGGACAAATGGAAGGCGTCGCCCGACTTTAAGCACCTGGCCCCGCGCACCCAGGACGACTACGAGAACAAAATCCGGCTGTGGCTTGAGGCCGGTTTCGGCGAGGCGCCCGTCGCCTCGATCACCAAGCCGCACATGCTGGGCTGGTGGGAGCAAGCCTATCGCGAGCGGGGGCATTCCATGGCGAACGGCATACTAGCCGTCGCCCGCGCCATGCTGTCCTACGCCGAGCTCGTTGGCTGGCGCGAGCCAAACACCAATCCGGCGTTTAAGCTCAAGCGGCCGACGCTGCCACCGCGCATTGTGATCTGGACGCCGTCGGAGGTCATGCGCTACGTCGAGACGGCAGACGAAATGGGTTATCACTCCATCGCCGACGCCTTCGTGATCGCGCTCCACACCGGCCAGCGCCAGGGCGACGTGCTGGCTCTGCAGTGGCCAAAGGTCGATGGCGGCCGCGCCGTGTTCCGGCAAGGCAAGACCGGCGCGCGCGTGTCGGTGCCCTTCACCCCGCAACTTGAGGCTCGCATCGCTGCCATCCGCGCCAGGCGCCGGGCCGGTCCCGTCGCCGAGCTCGAGACCGGCCGGCCTCTTGTCGTCTCGGAGCGAACCGGCGAGGCCTATGACGAGCACGAGTTCCGCAAGCGCTTCCGCGAGGTGCGCGCGCAGGCCGCCACCGGCAACTTCGTCTCGATCGCAAGCAAGCAGTTCCTCGACCTGCGCGACACCGCCGTGACGCGGCTTGCCCTCGCCGGCTGCACCATTGCCGAGATCCGTGCGATCACCGGGCACACGCTGGCGAGCATCCACCAGATCCTCAAGCACTACCTGGCGCTCGACGAAGCCATGGCCGACGCAGCCATCGGCCGGCTCAAGGCCTGGATGGCCGAGGAGGGCATTGCCCTCTAGCTCGCAACGGAGCAAACACCATGCGCATCCTTCCTTTCCTTGTGGCAATAGCGGCCGCCGGCATTGGCGGCCGCCTGATCGAAGACGACGCTATGAGCCTGGCCTGGGGCGTGATGTGCGGCATTGCCTGCTGGCCTTGGATTTTTCGTAGCAGCTCATGACCTACGTTCTTCTGCGCTCGCACAGCGACAAGCACGTGCACCTGATCTGCCGCGCCGGTGCCTTCGAAAAGCTGCCCGACGAAGTGCGCCACCAAGGCCCTTGGACAGTTCTGCAGCGTGGCGAGATCGCCCGCCTCAAGTTGCCTTACAAGGCCCGCCTAGAGCGCGACGGCTACGTGCTCGAGCGCACCGCCCGGTTGGTCCCCGAGCTTCCGACTTTTCCCGAAAAACAGCCTAAAAACGGCGGGCCGTCCGACCTTTAAGTGTTTGATTTCCTTGGATCGGACGTGAACTCTTAATCAGCGGGTCCTAGGTTCGAGTCCTAGTACACCCACCAATAAAATCAATAACTTAGCGACACGAGCGGAAGAACAACAAAAGAACATCCAGCGTCACAAAAAGTCGGACGTCCGACTTTTCGCTCAAGAAGGGGGCGGCGATGATCAACGGATGGGTGCGGGCCACCAACGTCCGCGGTGAACCCGTTTTTCTAAATCTGAGGACGGCGACCTTCATGACCCTCACTTCCCGTGGCACCAGGGTTTATTGGGCTGATAACCACGCCAAGGAGGTCCAAGAAACGCCTGAGCAGCTCATTCGGAGGATGACTCAAAACGACCAAGGCGACTGAGCTTCGGCCCGTTCGCCTCACCCTCAATTGTCCTCCGGCAACCGCACGCGGGACGGTTTGAAAATCGCTCGGTTGATGGCCATGAAGCCTTGCTCGATGTGAGTGCGGCCGATCGCCAACCACCGCTGATCGATGTCTGGCAAACTTGCCAGGTGGTCTAGCATGCGCAGGATGCGCTCCTCGGCCTCTTTGTTCTCATTCACCAGCTGAACGTTCCTGCCCGATTGCGCGGTGTACCCTGCAACCGGTAGCGGCTGGTGCTTCTCATCCGACATGTTGCTTCTCCTCAATTGAAAAGCCTCTCTCCGAGCTCCACTAAGCACCGCCCGATCCCGACACCGAGCACGATCCAGGCGCCCCAGCAGGCCGCGCTCAGCCACCTCTCAGTGCGAGCCTCAACACCTCGAGCACCAGGTCCGCCATGCGCGCCGGATCGAAGTTGACGCCGAGCGCGCCCGTCCACAACACCACCAGCAGCGCGACGCGTTGCGCCCAGGTGAATGCGCTCTCGATCCGCCGGCGCAGCGCCCTGACCTCGCCCGCGAGCTTCGCCTGGTGCCGCTCCAGACGATCCAAGCGTGCGATCGTCGATCCCATCCACCAGCCCAAGTCGAAGTCTGCCGGCATGCATCGCGCACCTCCGTGCTAGCTGACCTTGGGTTGCGGCGCCTCATCGGCCGCCGGCTTCGGCCCCGGCTGATACTCCGGGTAAAGCTCGGGACAATCGCAGGGCGAGCAATAGACCTTGCGCGTCTTGTATTTCTTGCTGTCGTAGACGGAGTTGTGCGCCGCCGCCTCGCGCATGGTCTCGCACGTGTCGCCCGTCCGCGTCTCAAACGGGCGGAAGCTCCTGAGGCTCGTGTCAACGACCACTGGCTCGGTGGTACGGGTCGCGCTGAACATTGCGCACCCGCTGACCGCGAGCGNCAGCATCAGCATCAGCGCGCACACTCTCAGCCTTGTCCACCTCGGCATGGGCCACCCTTTCCTGTTTCTGCCGCTCGGCCGCGGCGCCGATCCGCCGCTGCTGGTGGCGGTCGAGCTGCCACCAGCCCACGAGCACAGCGAGGCCGATGCCGGCCGCCACCAGGCGGCCGAGCACGCGATCGAAGAAGAATTCGAGGAGCTTGATCATGCGGCCTCCTCGAGCTCGAGCTCAGGTTCGCCCTCGGCCGCCGGCGCCGGCGCGCGTTCCACATTGGCGCCGGTGTTGTGATCCTCCGTGCGGTAGCGCCGGACGCGCCAGGCGTCATAGGCCATCCGGGCGAGCCAGTAGACGGCGAAGGCGCCGGCGACCCACGGCCACTTGGCCCACAGGAAAAGGACGAGGCTCTCGGCCGTCTCGATCAGGCTTTTCCACTGGCTGCCCGTCTCGAGCACCTGGGATGGTTCGGGCAGCGCGGCTTCCGGCGGCTTCGGCGCGCTCGCTGGCGCCTCGGGCACAACCACGTTCGTGGCCTCGGCCCCGGCCGACTTGGCCGCATCCTTCTGCTGGCGCTTGGCGGCCTGGGCCGTGCGCGATCCGGCCGCCTCGAGGTCCTTCGGTCTCGCCGGCGGCTCCGGCCAGCGCAGAGCCACGATGCGCGAGCGGGCGAAGTGCTGGGTGCAGACCTTGTCCCGCTGGTTGCCGCCGAGCAGGATGATCGTGTCCTCGGTCCACCCGACGACGAAGCCGACGTGTCCGTAGGCCGGATTGGAGCCGCGCGAGAGCACGCAAAGTGCGCCGACACGCGGCTGATCCTTGGGCAGCGGCGTGCCGATGACGGCATAGCTGCGCGCCAGCAGCCGCTTCGACGGCGGGATCTGGTCGATGGAGATGCCAGCCTTGATGAGGTAGTACCCGACCGCAGCAGCGCACCAGGCGATCTCGTCGGAGGTGATCTCNGGCCGGCCGACGGTGCGGAAATACTCGATGATGCGCGGGTTAGCCTNCGGCCCCGACACCTCCTCGACGCCCGCATCGGCCCAGGCGATCTCCATCCAGCGCATGGTTGCCCTCGACAGTTGTTGTCGGGACAATAGCGGCACGGGAGGGGTGTTAACCGGGGGCGAGCTGGCGGCACTCCCTCATTGCTTGCTTCCCACTGGCAGGATACGGATAATTTGGGCAGCCGAGTGAGGCACGAGATCGGAGAGGAGACGCCGTGACAGTCGTCCGCGCCATAGCGACCGCAAATGCCCGGCTTTCGAACGTAATCGACCGCGCGCTCCCTCGGCGGCTTCGGCAAGATGGCAACCGCACATTCCGAGAGGAGTACATCCCACGTGCCCTCGTCGCTGATGGCGTGATCTACGACATCGGCGGCGGAGCGCGGCCGTTCGTTACGCTCGACCAAAAGCAACGCTTCGGTCTGACCGTCATCGGTCTCGACATCAGCCCCGAGGAGCTTTCCGCGGCACCCGAGGGCGTTTACGACCGCACCATCGTTGCCGATCTGTGCCAGTATTCCGGGATCGGAGACGCGGACGCTGTGGTGTGCCAAGCCACGCTGGAGCACGTCCCCGACACTGCCGGCGCCATGCGGGCCATCGCCAGCGTGCTCAAACCGGGCGGTCGCGCCTACATCTTCGCGCCATGTCGAAACGCGGTTTTTGCCCGCCTCAACCTCATGCTGCCGGAGGAGTTGAAACGTAAGCTATTGTGGTCACTGCTCGGCGAAAAGGCCGAAGGCCATGGTTTCCCGGCCTACTACGACCGTTGCACGCCGACCCAGATCGAAGACCTCGCCACAGAAAATGGCCTTATCGTAGAGGAGCGGCGGCTGTTCTGGGTGAGTTCCTACTTCCGCGTATTCACCCCGGCATTTGTGCTCTGGCGGATGTTTCAGGCGCTTGCCTACCTCGTGCTCGGTAACGACGCAGCGGAAACTTTCATCTATGTGCTGCAAAAGCCGGATCACTACGATGTATAGGGGCTCAACGCCCAGCGATTGATCATCACCTTCCGTCCTGCGTCCGCATCGGCCGGCAGAGCATTCGTGATGCCAATTGTCGGGGCATTATCAACGTTGGCTACCGTCGTGTGATGCCACTGCTTCTCGCCGATGAAAGCCAGCAAGTCCGTGTCGAGCTCTATGCCGATGCGGTCGCCGACCTGCACGCCCGTCGCATCCGCAAGCGTGATCGTCGTATCCGTCGCCTCAGCCGCCGCGTCGAGAGTGGTGGCCAGCAGGAAGGTGTTGCGATAGGTGCCAGATGTCACGTGATGCAGTCGCGTCCCAACCGGAAAGTAGCTCTGAATTGCCGGGTGCTCTATGATGCGATCGACCGTCGTTACCCCGAACGCCGTCTCCCGGATCAGGCCCTCGCCGAAGCCAACATCAACACTCAAGCCTTCGATCAGGTAGGTTCCCGCCCAAGCGACCTCTCCAAGGAAAAACCGCTT